AATTAACTGTTGATTCTTTATTGAGATTTATATTACCATCTGACTTTGTAAATTGGATTAGGATTTCAATGTATAAAGATGGTTTGATAAGACCACTAACAGAAAACATTCAAGTTAATAGTGCTTTAGCATATTTACAAGATAACAATGAAAATATTTTGTTTGACATTTATGGTAATGCTTTGAGTCCCGAGTTTTCAGAATTAGATTTTGACAGAATTAGAGGAGGACAAAAAAGTATTTATTTAAATAAAAACAGCATGTTCCATGGCTTTGAAGGATATTGTTGTGATGGTATGTGGTATTTTGATTATAGGGTAGGTTCTAGATTTGGGCTGAATACTGAAACGGCTAATGCAAACCCAACATTTAGGATTGACAAAAAAGCAGGAGTTATAAATTTTGATTCTACCATGGAGGGAGAATCTTGCATTCTTGAATATGTGTCAGATGGCATGGAGGGTGGTGATGACTCTAAGGTGGCTGTAAATAAAATGTTTGAAGAATATGTGTATGCATATATTAAATATGCAATACTAGCATCTAAGGTGGGGACACAAGAATATATTGTCAGAAGAACTCAAAGAGAAAAGGCGGCTCTTTTACGAAACGCAAAACTAAGAATAAGTAATATACATCCTGGCAGACTACTTATGAATCTGCGTGGGAGAGATAAGTGGATAAAATAGTATGGCAAAAATACAAAGAAATTTTGCTAAGGGTAGAATGAATAAAGCTATCGATGAAAGACTCCTACCTAATGGAGAATATGTCGATGCGGTAAATGTTAGATTAGGTTCTACTGAAGAAACAGAGATTGGTTCGGTTGAAGTTGCAAAAGGTAATACAAGACTTACCACTGTTACATTTCCACAGCAACCTCAATTTGATGCTTTAGGAAATGTTACTGTTCCTGTTCAGGGATTAAGCTCACAGGCTAGATGCTTAGGTGTTTATGGAGATTCTTCAAATGAAACTCTTTATTGGTTTATACATGACCCTAAATGGACAGGTGTGTATGACTCAAGTGGCTCTCCTTCTACAACAATAACTTCAGGTACAACCACTAATACAATTGTGGGGTTATTAGTAGATAATACAGCATCTTTTTTAACTGATGGTGTTCAAGTTGGCGATAAGGTTATTAACACTTCTTTAGCCGGCAACCCTCATACATTTGTTTCGAATATTACATCACAAAGCCAAGTAGAATTACAGAATGACCTTTTTGTTGCGGGTAATAATTATCAGATAGTAACTAACACACAAAAAATAGATTTAATAGTAGCGTATGACACTCAAGAAAATGTTTGGAGAACATTGGTTGCAAGTATATATAATGGTGTTCCATGCACTACAGGATACTCTACTACATTAAATTTTAATCCTAACAGATTAATTAATGGTGTTAATCTAATAGATGGCATGTTGTTTTTTACCGACAACTACAACCCCCCTAGAATGATTAATGTAACACGAACCTATGGTTTGCCGACAATAACACCCCCTACTGCTCCTGCTGTTATAGGTACAACCTCTGTAGACCAATTTAGTGCTGAAGAGATAATGGTAATAAAAGCACCACCAAACAACTCTCCTAATATAAATTTAGATGTTAGCAATAATAGTGAAGTAAATTATTTAGAGGACAAATACATATGTTTTGCAACTAGATTTAAATATGCTAATAATCAATATTCTGCTGTATCACAATTTAGTGACCCT